AAGCGAAAATTCTCAAACACCCTATTATCAAGCATTAAGAAGTAATAAAGCTACTTGCTGAATACTTAAAAAAGCGATACAACAAGATGCTTTAATTTTAAGATATATCTTACGAAAAGCCTACAACAGTGGGCTTTTTGCTTTGTCTTAAAACGTTGATTTCTGGGTTTGTTCAGTTATTTGTTCAGTTATAAACTTTTTAGTGCAGTTTCATAGAATGAGACTGCTTTTTTTGCGTTCTCTTTTGAGAGATGACTATAAACATCCATAGTCATGGATAAAGTGGAATGACCTAAACGGTGCTGAAGTTCCTTGTAAGGTATTCCAGAGTTAAGCAATAAACTAGCGTGTGTATGTCTGAAGCCATGAAAACCTATATTAGTGACCTTTGCCCGTTTAAAATGAGTTCTTAATCTAGTTTGTAAGGTTCGATTATTAGGATATTCATGGATAAAGTCAGAGAATACGACACTTTCCGATTTACCTATTTTCCACGCTTCCTTGGTTTGTCTAAGTCTAAACTGTTTCAACATACTAACAGTAGCTTGATCTATATCTATATCCCTTATACTTGATTTTGATTTTGGACTATTGGTTTCTTGTTTATAGTTTAAAGTCTTTGTGATATGCACAACTGCATTATCTAGATCAATATCAGACCAGGAAAGGGCTAAAGCTTCATTGATACGAGAACCAGTAGCAAGCAAGAATTTATAAAGTGTATTCTCGTAGTAATAACGAAACTTATTCAAGTTTAAACTATCTAGATAATCAAGAAATTTTTTTAATTCTTGGTTATCAAAATGCTTTATTTTTTCTCGCTTTGCTTTTTGAGTGTTACGAGGTAATATTACCTCACGAGCAGGATTAAATGGTATAGCTTGCATAACTACACCATACTGCAAAATACGCTTATTTAAAGCGTGTAAGCTATCGTAGTATAGAAAAGCACCTTCTTCCCCTTTATTGGTTTTGTCAGCAAGTTTATTGACCACATTTTGAATAAGCGGAGTAGTTAGTTTATCCAACTTATAAGAGCCAAATAAAGGTAAGATATGGTTATCTAGCAGTCTTCTAACGTTTAATTGTGTGTTAGGTTTTACTGTATGCTTGTAACTTTCCCACCATAAGGAAGCTAATTCCTTGTAAGTAGTAATATTTGAAGCCTGGAATCTAGTAGATCCATTTTGTAAAAAAGCAATTTCAGCTTCTTTTGTCTTTTGCTTAACTTCTTTTTTTGTTCTCCCTGTTATGCTTGTCTTTACATCTTTTCCAGTGACTTTATCAACACCAAGATAGACATTAGCACGATATACTATTGAACCGTCTTTTTTTGTGATTTGTTTTATTTGCATAGTATTCCTTTCCATCAGCAGGCAAGCAATTAGAAAAGGTTTTGGATTTATACCATGCTAGGAGTTACGAGAACCCCTCTATTTTCGATTTTAAGAGGACGAACGGTAAAATGTACCAGGTAAGAGAATAAAGCGATTATGGGGCTTATAAAGGATATTAATTAAATAATCTTCTCAAAAACCATTGTAGCCTGGATGCGGTCACCACCGCCTAAACCTTTGCTTCCACCATTGGCGGTTGTGATGGTATGCAGGCGATAACCTTTTGAAGCTTGTTTATTAATAACATCTTCTAATTCTGTAAGGTTTCCTGATCCAGTGCCGAAAAACTTTTCTTTCAAAGTTACCTGGAGGACAACGTAGTGTAGTCCATTTGCTCCAGATGCAGTAGAAAAACTACCTTCTTGTTTTACAGTGTCAAAAAATCCCATGGGGGTTACTCCTTGTTAGTTTTAGTAAATGTTTCATCTTCTTCATCTGCTACTTTATTCAGTGAAGTAGTTTTTGTTGCGAGTGAATCTATAATTTCAAAAATTTTGATTTGGTCTGATTTTTCTAATACTTGATAATTTATAAGTAATTTAGCGTAGTCAGTTTGTTTAATATTATCTAGATCTATAAGTTCTTGGATTACCAAAGATAATTTTAGCGGAAAAGATTCCTGATACCTTTTGAATTTATCAGAGTCTTTCAAAAATTCTTTTATAATTCTATCGGCTTCAGAGATTCTTTCTAGTTCTTCATAATTTGTTATACCTTGACTTGAAGCCTGGTCTTTAACTTTATCAAGTGCTTGTATAACCTTTTTAGAAACATAGTCGAAATTATCTTCATAACCTAGTAATTCTCCAATGTCAATTTTGAAATATTCAGCAAGTAGTAGAGCAGGTTTTGATTTAATCTCATTATTTGGATTTTCCCAATTTTGATAAGTTCGTAAAGTAATATCTAAACCTAGTTCTTTTTTTATAATCTCTTCGTAAAATTCTTTTTGGGAGAATCCTTTGTCTAGTCTAAGTTTTTTTAGATTATTTTTAGGTGTTTGTTTTTCCATTAGTTATCCTCTTATATGTTTATTTAGAGTATAACACAGTAGAGAGAAAAAATAAAATTATAAACGAAAAAAATTTCATTTATCGCTTGACAACGAAAAAAAATTCGTTTATAATTCAAATTGTGATGAAAAAACTTTCGTCCAAATCAAGTTTTTAGAAAGGAGTGAGCTGATAATGTTGTTAACTGTAGAACATGCAAAAAAAGTTCGTCGAAAACGAGGAGAACTCCAGTTAGGGAAAGTTCAGTTGGCAAAGAAGCTGAAAATTACACCTCCCACTTTAGCAAAGATTGAGGCTGGCAACTACGATGCACCTAAGCGCATTTACGAAAGTGTGATAGAGTGGCTCTTAGAAGATTATTAGAAAGGAGTGAACCAATCACGATTTTAGTTTATATTTACAGATTTCTTGTATGGTGCTTTAGCACTGAAGATTGATTTATCAGACTAGCTAGCTATTCGATAGATTAAGATGCTTGCTACCTATGGCAGTATCAAGGATTTATAACGGTTTTGTCTCCTATCTCAATTAGTAAATTCAATGGTACTGTCTTAAGTGGCAAGCATGAGCAAAAAAGAAGAAAGGAAACTTATTATTTAAGTGTAGAAATTTTAAGAATGGATAATAAAGTAGAATTTGAAACAATTACTAATAGCAAGGGTTTTCCGATTCCCAAGTATTTCAAGGATTTTAAAAAGCTAGTTGAGAAAGACGGAGAACTAGCTGAATATCTTTGTATGAACTACGAGTCCTTGGACAGTGAAGACCTGGGGGCATTTCTTGAGACGGTAGAACAGGGAATCAGCTGGATTCTGGATCTTATAGAAAGTAAAGACCTGCTTTATAAACCCAAATCAGGAAAAAAAGCATGAAAAAGACAACAAAAAAAGTCACTTGCTCAAATTTTGGCCGAGGAGAGCAAGCAACTAGATGAATGGTATAGATATTTTTTCTATACCTTGATTATAGCATAGAAAGACAAGGTACACAATGAGAAAACAACATCAAGCAGTAAAATTCAAGGATATTGCTGAAAAATTGCCTGAACTTGAGGGCAAAAACTTAGAGGAAATAGCAGGAGTGTTAGGCTATCGTAACCTAGATAGTTGCAAGGTTAATCTTTACAATCTCAGACAAAACAAGCGACTAGGTTTCAAAGTAGAAAAAGGAGTTTACACAAAGTTTGAACTCTTGGACGATACTGTAAAAGAAGAACTAGAAGACAAGGAACTTGGGGAACGTGGTCGCTATTTGAAGAGTGTAGACCGATACAAGGCTATGTTAAATGCCTTTTCTATCGCCTTTGATAGCACGGTTAAGGCAGAAACTAGACAAAAAGCAGAACATGACGGACTGAAAGCCTTGGATAGGATTCCAGATA